AAACAATATTGTAATATATAAAGAATTCTCAAACTCAATTATTGATGTAATTGACCCCCAATATTTTGATAATCAATATTTTAAGGTTATTTGCCAAATGATTAAAGAATATTATTTAAAATATGAGCATATACCAACATTTAATACTATTGAACAACTAACAAAATCTGAGCTTAGTTCACCTATGGCTCAAAAAAACATTTTAGACACATTAGAACAAGTTAAAAATGTTTCAGATGAAGGTTCTATTTATGTTCAAGAAAAATCATTAAAATTTTGTAAACAACAAGAACTACAAAGAGTAATGGTTAAGTCACAATCTATTATAGATAATGGGGATTTTGAAAGTTACGATAAGTTAGAAGAGATGGTTAGAGGAGCTTTGCAAGTTGGTGAAGTTGATAAAGGAACTACTGATGTTTTTTTTAATTTATCTGAGGTTATGGATGAGGATTATAGACATCCAATTCCAATTGGAATATCGGGGATTGATAATTTGTTAAAAGGTGGATTAGCTAAGGGTGAAATTGGTGTTATTTTAGCTCCAACAGGAGTTGGTAAATCAACGTTTACTACTAAAATTGCAAACCACGCTTTTAATTTAGGATATAATGTACTTCAAATATTTTTTGAAGATAATCCAAAAATAATACAGAGAAAACACATAACACTTTGGACTGGTATACATCCAGACGACTTAACCGATAATAAAGAATTAGTTATTGATAAAGTTAAACAAATACAAAACAATAAAAAAAATAAACTAACATTAAAAAAGTTACCTTCTGACACTGTAACTATGAACCAAATAAAAAATCAGATTAGAAAAATTTTGGCTAATGGAGATAAAGTGGATATGGTTATTTTAGATTACATTGACTGTGTTGTTCCTGACAGAAAAATGAGTGATGAATGGAAAAGTGAGGGATCAGTTATGAGAGCTTTTGAGTCTATGTGTCATGAATTAGATTTGGTTGGTTGGACAGCAACACAAGGAAATCGTAGTTCTATTTCTTCTGAAGTAGTTACTACTGATCAAATGGGTGGATCAATTAAAAAAGCTCAAGTTGGTCACGTAATCATTACAGTAGCTAAGTCACTACAACAGAAAGAAATGAATTTAGCGACTATAGCTATTACCAAGTCAAGAATTGGAAAAGACGGAATTATATTTGAAAATTGTAAATTTGATAATGGTATGTTAGAAATTGATACAGAACAAAGCGTTACTTTTTTAGGTCATGAAGAACAAAAAGAAGTTAAAAATAGAAATAGAATAAAAGAATTATTAAAATTAAAAAAAGAAACTGAATCTTAAAATATGGAAAAAATATTAATTGAAAACCCAAACAGGTTTGTTATCTTCCCAATAGAGCATAATGATATTTGGGAATACTATAAAATGCATCAAGCTGCTTTTTGGACAGCAGAAGAAGTTGATCTATCTTCAGATATTCGTGATTGGGAAGTTTTGACAGATAATGAGAGATACTTTATTAAAAATATTTTATCTTTTTTTGCTGCGTCTGACGGAATCGTTAATGAAAATTTAGCTGAAAACTTTTACAGAGAAGTACAATACCCTGAAGCTAAATTCTTTTATGGATTTCAATTGGCTATGGAAAATATACATTCACTTATGTACTCATTATTAATTGATACTTACATAAAAGATGATAAAGAAAAATCCGAATGTTTTGATGCCATAAATAAGATGCCAGCAATACAGAAAAAGGCTAAATGGGCTATAGAATGGATTAACAACGATTCTTTTGCTGAAAGATTAGTTGCATTCGCAGCCGTAGAAGGTATTTTCTTTTCTGGGTCTTTTTGTTCTATATTTTGGTTAAAATCAAAAGGGATTATGCAAGGACTATGTAATGCTAATTCTTTAATATTTAAAGATGAAAACCTTCATTGTGATTTTGCAATACATTTATTAAATAACCATTTAGAAAAAAAATTATCACAAAAAAGAATTAAAGAGATCGTATTATCAGCATTAGAAATAGAAAAAGAATTTATAACCGAATCTTTACCTGTATCATTAATTGGAATGAATTCTAATTTAATGATACAATATTTAGAATTTGTTGCTGACGGACTTTTAGTTAAAATGGGTTGTGATAAGGAGTTTAATGTTAACCAACCATTTAAATTTATGGAACAAATAGCAATTGAAACCAAAGGTAACTTTTTTGAGTCTAGAACAATGGAATATCAAAAAGCAAAGTTGAATGAAACTATAGTATTTACAGAAGATTTTTAAAAAAAAACAAAATTATGTCATTAAAAATAATTAAAAGAGACGGGGAGTCAGTATCGTTTAATCCCCAAAAAATATATAACAGAGTTAAACGATCGTCTAAAGGGTTAAAAGTTAATTCGGATGAGATATTCATAAAGGTTATTACTTCAGTACCAACTGAAGGTGATATAACAACAAAAGAATTGGATAAATTAATTTATGAGATAGCTGCCGCGTATACTGGTAGTCACCACGACTATTCAAGATTAGCTTCATCAGTTGCGATTTCTTCATACCATAAAGAAACTAACCCAAGTTTTTCAGAAACAATGTCAGAGTTACATTCACATGGAATTATTAATGACGTGTTAGTGGAAACAATTCAAAAATACGGAGAAAAAAATATTGATGAAATTATAAATCATAATAACGATTATAATTTTGATTATTTTGCTTGGAGATCATTAGTAGAGATGTATTTACTAAAAACACCACAAGGAAAAGTAATTGAAAGACCACAACATATGTATATGAGGGTTGCCTTATGGGTTACAGATAATTTTGAAGACGCGATTGAATATTATAAATCATTATCAAACCAACTTATTTCTAAAGCGACACCAATAATGATTAATTCTGGTACAAAAGTACCTCAATTGGCGTCTTGTGTTTTACATTATAATAATTCAGACTCAAGACAAGGATTATTGGATACATTAAACGATATTTCAACATACTCTTCAGATGCCGCAGGGATTGGATTATCTATGTCTAATATTAGAAGTAAGGAAAGTAGAATATCTACATCAGGAGGACACTCGGGTGGTTTATTAAGATATTTAAAAATTGTTAATGAATCGTTAAGATTTTTTAACCAACAAGGTCGTAGACCTGGTTCCGCAGCAATTTACTTGGAGCCTTGGCATAAAGATATTATGGACTTATTGGATATTAAAAAAAATACGGGATCTGAAGAATTAAGAGCTCGTGATTTATTTACCGCACTTTGGATTCCTGACAACTTCATGAGAGCGGTTAAAAATAACGAAGATTGGTATTTGTTTTGCCCAAACGATATAAAAAAATCAGGACTTAAACCACTTCAAGAAACCTATGGTGATGAATATGAAGAAAATTATCGAAAAGCGGTACAAATGGGTATTGGTAAAAAAATAAAAGCTCAAGATATATGGAGTAAGATTATTGAATCTCAGGTTGAGACTGGCGTTCCTTATTTATGTGCTAAGGATAGTGCTAATAAAAAAACTAATCATAAAAATATTGGAGTTATAAAACAATCTAACTTATGTAACGAGATTTATCAATTTACCGACGAAGAGACTACGGCTATCTGTACATTATCATCTATGGTATTAAAGAATTTTATAGTAAAAGGTGAGTTTGATTTTACGTTACTTTATAATGAAGTTAGAAAGGTTGTTCGTTCTTTAAATAAAGTTATTAATATAAATAGGTACTCAACAAAAAAAGGATTAAAAGGTGGTTTAGAACAAAGAGCAATTGCAATAGGAACTCAAGGTTTAGCTGATGTTTTTTATTTAATGGATTATATTTTTACTTCTGAAGAGGCCAAAAAGTTAAATAAAGACATATTTGAAACGATATACTACGCCTCAGTTTATGAGAGTAACCAATTATGTAAAGAAAAAAAATATAAACCATATTCGTTTTTTGAAGGGTCACCGATGTCTAATGAAATTTTTCAATTTGATATGTGGGGACTTGATAGTACACAACTTTCAGGTATGTGGGATTGGAGTAAATTAAAAACAGATGTAAAAACATACGGTGTTTGTAATTCTTTATTTACTGCACAAATGCCTGTCGCATCATCTGCTAAAATTACAGGATCTTTTGAAATGACAGAACCCGCACATTCTGCTCTTTTTAATAGAAGAGTTGTTGGTGGTGAGATTATGATTGTAAATAAATATTTGATTA